TGGGCGCAACCCATTTATTATAATTTTGTATTAATATATTGCTTTGTGATCGTGTTTGTGGATATGTGAAATAGCAATACACAACACCATTCTCTCCGTTGGAACTATTATAACTAGATCCACCACCAGTTCCACCAGCCCCTTTAAACAAATTACTCGGTATATACTCATTTGTTCCTCCAGCACCGGCACCACCACCACTGAAACTGCTATCTATAAAATAATTTAGTTCTTTTGGAATTACTAGTGAAAGCATATCATTTGTACAACTGTCACCCGCAATATTATTATAATATATAAAATATAATCCATATGTACCAAGTGTACTGTTATACGATTCAAACAGTTGTGTCGAATTACCCAATTCACTAACACCTAACCCACCCATTCCACCAAACCCAAACGTATTATTTGTTTGTTTGTTAAAATATGTCTTACAATATCCACCGTTTCCAGTAATTGATGTATTTTGTGAATTAGTTGTATATAATCCGCCTCCTCCACCAGTACAATGACATAAACAATAACCATTTTCGTTACCTTCATAAATATACGTATCGCCACCATTAGCTCCATTAGTATTGAGTAGACCATAGTGCCCACCTCCGCCTACATTAATTGAATAAATATAATTTGAACTTAAATCAGTTTCGAAAGAAGCAATACCTCCACCGCCTCCACCGCTCCCACCGTTGCTGCCGCCACCACCACCACCAACACATATAAAAGTTGCGTCAAATAACGAATAGTCAAAAGTAAGTTGAATATTACCGTTACTTTGATCATTATTTTCCAATGTTAATTCAAACCCTAAATAAAAATTTAAAGATGAATCTTGTGAATACTGTGAATACTGTGAATCTTGTGAATCGTTGTTTTGATTTGTGGTATCTGGTACAGAAAAAGTAGATATACTTATATTATTACTTGTATTTATGCTATAAGGAGGAAATTTATCTAAATAATATTCCATATTAAATGGACTAGCATGATTTTTTAAAAAAAGTTGATAAGAGACATCATTTTGAATTAACCAATTTTCCAATTCTAAAAATGACGAACGATTGTAGCTTCCATCAATATATTCCAAATATTCAGTTTCTACGTAATTGTATAATCCAGAACTTGAATTAATAGTTGTCATTATCTTTGTTTGTTAGTTATAATTAGTGATTATAATTTTTTACATTTTTTAATTTACGATTTTTTAGTAGAAAAAACTATCAAAAAACTGTAAAAATAAAACTAACAATAAACCAAAACCAATAAGTAAACCTATACTAAAATAAATTATATTAGTTACTAATATAATAATTCCACAAATTTGATTATCGTCGTCATTTTCAAAATAAATAAACCTTTCTAAAATCTCATTAGGAAATTTCGGATGAATTTTTCGAATAAACATAGCATATTTATTATTTTTCAAGGATTCTTCTATTATTTTAATTTCTTCTAAACTACCATCTTTAAACATATGAGGGCTCGTTGGGCTAGACGGGTTTGTCCAATCAGTTATATGTGTAACTTCTGAAATAACGCGATCAAGTTTATTATAATATTTCAAAAGGATCGCAAATAAGCTTTCATTAGCTAGTCCTCCTTGACATATCAAATTACACGTTTTATATTCATTTACAGCGTAATTAATACAATCTATGGCGTTTTCTCTCGTTAAAATAAACCATGGGTCATTACACAAATGATATTCTTTTGGAATCAATTCTAAATTTGCTCGCCGATGAAATTGAATATTCCAATGAGCAATAGAATGTCGAATAATACTTTTGTTATAATTAGCTTCAAAAATCCGTCTAAATTTAGCAGGACTGATAATTGGACAACACGAATCGGTCAAGAAACAAAACCATTTGTTGTGTTTATCATTTAATAAAGCATACTTTAAAAGTGTTAAATATGCTGGTATAACATGATAATATGTCGTGTTGCGTACATTAGATTGCGGTATAGCGTGATCATAAATCCATTTAGATTTGATTTGTCGAATATCTTTATAAAAAAAATATACATTTATAATGTCTTTATTATGTTCAATCCATTTTCTCCAAAGTTCTTCTTTATATAAAACGTGTTCATAATTAATGATAAAACATAAAGCTATTTTATTCGGCATGACAAAAAGGATTTATATAACTACGCATTTCGATTTTATATTTTTTTACAAAATAAATATAAATAAATATAAATATAACTTAACTAAGAAGAGAAATGAAAAACACATTTTTGCTTTTATTTTTACAATATACTATTGTAACATGTGGGAGAATTGTCGGAAATATTGTAAAACAAAATAAAGTTATGGATCCTCAACAATGTATAGTTTCCAATAAAGAGCGCAAAATATTTTTAGAAAAAAATGATTTTATAAAAAACAAAAAACTAATATCAATTTCACCTGGAGGCGTAAAAGGGTTTTATGAATTAGGTGTTTTGTCATACATTAAAGACAATTATGATATGGAAAACTATATTTTTTCAGGAGCTTCATCTGGCGCATGGAATGCTTTATTTATGACTTATAAAAATGATTCTAAAAGTTTTGTTTACAATTTATTTGGTTATAAATTATCCCAAGTAAAAAGTATCAATGAGTTAGAATATGGTTTGAAATATAATTTACTAAATAATTACAACACAGAAGATTTCGATCTACGTCGTCTTTATATCGACGTTACAAGAGTACAAAATTTCAAACTAAAAACACCCATTTTTTCCGATTTTACTAATCTAGAAGATGCTATAAATTGCTGTATAGCAAGTTCTCATATTCCATTTGTCACAGGTGGATTAACGAACAGATATCATAATATGTACACATTTGATGGAGGATTTAGTGATTACCCATATCTAAATTTCAGTGAAAATGTTTTACATATTACACCAAGTATGTGGAAAAATGCCAATACCAATACCAATAATAAACATATTATTAAATCACTGAGAATAATATCTAATTTGATTACACAAACCAGAAATAAAGCATCTAATTTAATGGAATTATATGATGATGGATATCAAGATGCTAAAGAAAATAAACATGTTTTAGATGATATTTTTACACATAAAACAAAAAATGAAATATACAATGATAACTCAGCCGAAAACGCAACTGAAAACAAAGATGAAAACAAAAATGAAACAAATAATGAAAAACATGATAATAGCGAAACCTATTGGATTTATTACAAGGGCGACAATGACAGTTATTAGACATTTTGAACCCTAGATATTGTTCGAATTGTCGGCTTTGGATAAAAATAACGAAATAAGTCCGTAATTTTGTTTACGGTTGCGTTTTCACTTGCGTTTTCGGCTGAGTTTTCATGTGATTCAATATTATCAAATTCAATTGTAAAATCATCTAAATCATAATAATTGATCACTTGTTTTTTACTATTACTTGTAAAAGTAAAAGCGCTGCTTAAAAAAGCACAAACTCTGTTTTTTATATTTTGAAGCATTTTGTTATAATTACAAATTATTATTTTTGTTTTTTTGTTTTTTTGTTTTTTCAAATTGAAAAGTCTTGTCATTTTTGCTATTGTTTTTGTAAATGTATTATTGTTGTTGAAAAATACATTTACCTACCTGTATTTTATATTGTTATTATTTTACCAGAAAATACCATAACCTTTCCAGCAATTTCGGTTTTTTCGACATTTTCAATTTTTGTATACACAATCTCAATGTCTTTACTCGATCTAAATTTTGAATATTGTTTACATAACAAAGCACCTTGTTTTATAATTTGTAATTTTTGCTTTTTATCTAAAGAATCAAACTTGATATCGTAAAAATTCGGTAGCTCATCGTCTCGAGACGTAAATCGAATGTTTTTCAAACAAGCTATTACGTGACACGAAGGTTCATTATGTATATGAAACCACAAATCAAGGCGATCTGCTTGATCGATCAATTCAAAATTTTTTTTACTATTGTTACCAATCCTATATACTATGCTTAAATTTACACTGGGAATAAATCTAGTAACAGTTCTATTCATATCTATAACTATATTCTTTATCATAAGTAATTATTTTATTATTCAAAAAAATATTCGAATTTATTTTCATTTTTTTTATTTTTATGTTATTCTCTCAATTATTCTTTTTCAATCCCAACAACCTTGGCTATTTTCTTAATGATTTTCGTGTCTTTATCGTAATCATTATCCCCTTTGCCTCCCATGGATTCATAGACTATTTTATTGTAGAGATCATTTTTCTTGGAATCGTATTCCTGACAATCAGGATATTTCTCTCTGAATTCCTTAAACATACAAATATTCTTATGAGCAATCATTCGAATGGCTTTTCGTAATTTCTTATTATTCTCATCTTCCTTTTCCCAAATATTCTCATCCTTTACATATAATACTTCCCTTTTTTGATCAGGGCAATGTACTGGTCTTTTTTCAACATCTAAAGCCTGTAGATTTTTAATGATTATATTGGAAATCCCTTCAATATAACCAACCTTACCTACGTTTTCCAAATCAGATACTTGTAATTTTACTGACTCTATAAAATCAGTAATATTCATAGCATCTTTACACGTTTCATTTAAAAAAAAGTTAAGATTAAATGCTTTATTATGAGAGTTTACATTGTTATTATGAATGGTGTTATTTGTTCCATTTTTCACGATTTCCATGAGTTCTTTATTCTGATTGATCAACATGAGTATTAGGTTTTTATCACTAATGCTATCATTTTCATTTTCATTATTATGGTTATTATGGTCTGTTAAGGTTTTTGAGGTTGTTTCTTTACATTTTTTCGAATGTCTCCATAATCCAGTTCGATCTTTATATATTTTGCCACAATTACATACAAATTCGGAACTTTTTTCGTTGACATTTGTTGCTATTTGTTGACAAAACGTTGATTTTTCCATTTTTTTATGTTTTGGTGTGTCTATGTGTCTTATATATTGACTATAACGTGATGTATTATAGTAACAAGATTCACAAATATATTTGTTGGAACTTTCCGGAACGGAACTTTTCAACATAGTTCTTAAATTAGCAACAGAAAAAAGTTCCTAAATATTTTCTTAATTCATTTTTAAAAAATTACGCTAACAAAGTTAGAATTATTATTTGGGTGACCAGACGGTAAAAATCGATTATGGTGTCATCATTACTGTTTTTCGCAAAGTCAATCGACCCTTTTCAAAAATGGACAAAAAAAATGTCCAAAATTGAAAACCCAAAATACTTTTTGGATCACTTTTCTGCAATAAAATAATAAATTGCTAAAATAACTTAAAGAAACGAGTGTTTCAGTCTTTTTCAATACCAACAACCTTGGCTATTTTCTTAATGATCTTCGTGTCTTTCTCATAATCGTTGTCCCCTTTGCCTCCCATGGATTCGTAAACAATTGTATTGTATTGACTATTTTTCTTGGAATCATATTCCTCACAATCCGGATATTTCTCTCGGAATTCCTTAAACATACAAATATTCTTATGCGCAATCATTCGAATGGCTTTTCGTAATTTCTTATTATTCTCATCTTCCTTTTCCCAAATATTATCTTCTTTAACATACATTACTTCCCTTTTTTGGTCAGCACAATGAACCGGACGCTTATTTACATCTAATGCTTTTAAGTTTTTAATAATTATATTGGAAATCCCTTCAATATAACCAACATTTCCAACGTTTTCCAAATCGGAGACTTGTAATTTAACCGATTCTATAAAATCACTTATGTTCATAGCATCTTTACATGTTTCATTTAAAAATACTTGTAAATTAAATGTCTTGTTATGAGAGTTTACATTGTTGTTTACAGTATTATGGTTTGTTCCATTTTTGACAATTTCCATGAGCTCTTTATTTTGATTGATTAACATGAGCATTAAATCCTTATCAGTGAGTACATGATTATTGTTTTCATTATTATTGTTTGCTAAGTTTTCGATGTTTGTTTCTTTACATTTTTTTGAATGTCTCCATAATCCAGTTCGATCTTTAAATTCTTTATAACATTTTTCACACGCATACAAGGGTTTTAATGGGACAATTTTGTTGCTAAATGTTGCTAAATTGTTGCGAATATGTTTTTGCGTAAGAAGGTGTTTTTTGTAATCTTTACAACTACATGTATAATAGTTACATTTTTTACATTCAAATTTATAGGGATTTTTCAGGGACAAATTTGTTGCCATTCTCCTTAATTTAGCAACAGAAAAAATCCCTAAATATTTTAACATTAACAAATATATTTTTTTTATCATAACAATTTTTCAAGGATTTTTTTTGTGACCAGACGATAAAAATCAATTATGGTCTCATCATTACTGTTTTTCACAAAGTCAATCGACCCTTTTCAAAAATGGACAAAAAAAATGTCCAAAATTGAAAACCTAAAATACTTTTTGGATCACTTTTCTGCAAT